CGCAGGCAGCTGAAGCCACGCAGGCAGCTGAAGCCACGCAGGCAGCTGAAGCCACGCAGGCAGCTGAAGCCACGCAGGCAGCTGAAGCCACGCAGGCAGCTGAAGCCACGCAGGCAGCTGAAGCCACGCAGGCAGCTGAAGCCACTGGCCTGTCGCTCCCGGGCGTCCCGGGCGTTGGGGACGAATTGGACGACATCGATGACATGAAAGAGCTCCGTCGTATCGCCACTGATGAAGGGGCACCGATCCGTGTCAGCAAGGTCGATCAACGCAAAGCTATTCGGGAGAACCGTGAGTCGTGACCTGGACATATGAAGGCGCCCCTGACAGCAGCACTGCCGCTGGACGTCGTGATGCGGTTCGTCTCTTCGTGGGAGACACAGACACGTCCGACCAGCAACTAACCGATGAGGAAATTGCGTTTGCACTCGAACAAGCGCAGAACGACACCTATATTGCCGCGTCAATTTGCGCACAGACGCTTGCCGGCAAGTATGCCCGCCAAGTGAACACCAAATTCGACGATGTGTCGGACGAGGCGTCTTCCCTCAACGAGCACTATACGAAGCTTTCTGCATCATTGCGTGAACAAGGACGACGTTACGGAACAAAAGGTCTTGGTCGGCCGGTGGCCGGTGGTGTATCGCAATCTGACATGCGAAGCGTGGATCAGAATACGGACCGTGTCGAACCGAAATTCAAACAGGATCAGTTCGCCAACCCGCCAGGTGACAACACATGCGACACTGCTACGTGATTGGTTCCGGTCCGAGTTTGACTGGTTTCGATTTCAACCAACTGCCAGCCGGATACCGGTTCGGCGCCAATAAATCTGGATGGCTCGCCGATTGCCACGTCTTGGTTACCCTTGATCGTAATTTTCCCAGAAAGTGTGCGGCTGAACTCGCAGCGTATCGCGGTGAAAAAGTCATCGCTGTGGGCCCGGAGGACGCAAGAGATGATCCGACCGTCACCTATGTTCGACGAGAAAGGGCTGACGGTTTCTCTGACGATCCCGGGGCACTGCGAGGTCTGGACAGTGGTTTCGCAGCACTGAACCTTGCGTATCTTCGAGGTTTCAAGGACATTGCTCTTCTCGGGTTCGATTTCATGTGGAATGAAGGAAGGTCTCATTTTCACGAAGGGTACGTGTCCCAGAACAAACACACTGACCGGTTCCTGGGAAATTGGGCCCCGGCGTTTCATCGCGTGGTCCCGCAACTGGAAGCAGCCGGGTGTCGTGTGACGAATTTCGTTGGTCCACGAGGATCTCGTGTGACCGCATTCCCTACCCGACCACTTGAGGATCTGATATGAATACGGCAGAAAAAGAACGCCAGAAGTACGAACAAATGTGGGATGTTCCTGCATACCGGAAGTTCTCGCCTGGTGAAAAACTTGTCACTGAGGCAATCAGAGAGCTCGACATCAAATCCGGCGATAACTTGATTGACTTTGGTTGCGGAACTGGTCGACCGGCACTTGCGTTTCAGAAAGCAGGTGTTCACGTAACCGCCGTTGATCATGTCGTGAACTGTCTGGATGACGACGTGCTCAATCGTCTGAACTTCATCCAAGCCAACCTGTGGCAATTGCCGCCGAATTTGATCGCCGACTTTGGATTCTGCACAGACGTCATGGAACATATTCCGACTGAACATGTTCATGACGTACTGTCAGAAATCAAGCGGACCACTCGCCGCGGTGCTTTCTTTCAGATCGCGACGTTCCCTGACGGGATGGGTCGCCACATCGGGGAAACTTTGCATTTAACCGTTCGTCACCCCAGCTGGTGGGAAGAGACGTTGAGTAAACACTGGAATGCGATTACCATACGCGGTGACAGAAACTGTATCGCGGTGGTGACATGATTTTCGTAACAGGCTGCGCCCGCTCGGGCACTACGCTTATCACCCGCATGCTGGAAGCGTGCGGAGCAAATCTCGGTGAAGCGGGAAGTCTCGCTGAGCACATGCCGTTCAAGGAAAAGGTTCTCAAGCCATACCTACGCCGGTGCAACGCTGACCCGCTTGGTCAGAACCCCCTGCCGGACGAAATGAATCTCCCAGTTTACGATACATTGCGGTCGGACATTGACGCCGTAACGCCATACGCGGACGTCATCAAAGACGTAAAAACTGCACTGATTTGGCCGAAGATGGTTGAAGCGTTTCCTGACGCCAAATGGGTGATAGTCTATCGTGACCCGAAGAAGATCGCGCAGTCTTGTGTTCGTACGTCGTTCATGAGCGCCTATGGTGACGAACCCGAATGGGAAAATTGGGCCAAGGAGTATCATCGTCGTTGCACCGATCTGTCCTACGCTGCTGATACCCACACTGTTGTGACCTCCGACGTGATTGAAGACGTCGAGCAGTTGCGAATCACGGTGGAATGGCTTGGTTTCGATTTTGACCCGGATGTCGCCCGCAAGGTCATCCGCAAGTCGAAATGGCACGGTGGTTGAAACATGCTGGCGAAATCCGTCAAACGTTTGCTGTCGTCGCGTCTCGGTCGTGATGTTGTTCTCAAACGAGAGGACGACGGATCAACATACGACGTGACGACAGGATCCACCACGGGTGGATCCGAGACCACCGAAACATTTCGAGGGGCATTCACCAATTACAACCAAGACGAAGTTGACGGTACGCGTATAACCGAAAAAGATAGCAAGCTCCTGCTGCAAGGAGAAGGTTCGACGATGGTGCCCCAAACCGGTGATTTAGTGGACGACACGTACCGCATCGTGCGTGCTCGGAAAATCGAAGATGGATCTGGCGTAATCGGCTATATCTGTCAGGTGCGAGCCTGATGGTACAGTATCGCGGCATCACCAGGGGCATGCGCTTGAACGACGTTGCCGATGAACTGTCTCGGGATATCGTAGACCTCAAACGTGATGTCTTGACGTCGACTGCTGAAGTCATTGCTCAGACGAGCCCAGTCGACACTGGAACGTACGCCAGAAGCCACCGCGTCGGCTTAAGGAGCGGCAGCTTCAAGGCGTCCGTGTCGATACCTGACGGTGCCCCGCGTAACGTAAGTCCCGGTCCGCCTCGGTCGGAAGGCTTAAGTGAAATGATGGCCGGGATCGCATCTGTTGATTTGACATCCGACAACATCGTGTTCAGGAATATTTCAACGCACGCACGGTACGTCGAGGCGCGCGACATGGTTTACGCAGCCGCGCGCCGCGAGATTGGATCGATCATTCAGGACGCACTTATGCGAGCGAGGTCACGATAATGCCGATCATTGACGACATTCGAAAAGCCCTCGAGACACACGTTTCCGGCGCCGTCGGGGTTCCGTCGATCGCTTATGAGAACGCCAAATTTGATAAAACTGCTGCGTCCGAATACGTCGAATGTAGTACGGTGATCACGTCGCGGCGCCCGTCGGCGCGAGGCCCCAACCCCCTCATGCGGTACCAAGGTTTATTCCAAATGACAATTTGTGTGGCTGTTGATGAGGGGACCGGTGACGTGAGCCGATACGCCGACATTCTCCTGTCAAGATTCGATGGATCCACTGACATCACGGCCACATCGCAGGCGGTGTCCATTGAATACTCCGAACCTGGAGACCCTTATGATCGCGACCCGTTTTATTGCTACCCTGTACAAGTCGCATGGTACGCTTATGGTTCGTGATTCGGCAAGGTTGCCTGACGTGTCAAGCCCTGATATGATCCGTTTGAGTTTCATTTAGATTGGAGGCCTCAGATGGCATTCGCACAAGGGTCGCGCAGTTCGCTTAGCATTGGCGTTCAATCCGACTTCACAACAGTTGCCACCGGCAACTACAACAATCTTCCCTTCAAGACGCATTCATTGACGCTCTCCAAGGAACGCCTGGAAGGTCAGGACATCCAGTCTGACCGCATGCCGCGTGTCGACCGTCACGGCAACAAGTCGGTGTCCGGATCTGTCGAGGTCGACATGCGAATGGCGTCGTATGATTCATTGCTTGAATCCCTGATGCTGTCGTCCTTCGCCACCGACGACACGATCACCGTTGGCACCACGCCGAAATACCTCTCCATTGAAGACGCAGCCAACGATATTTCGCAATTCCGTCTGTTCAGCGGATTGGTTGTCTCGTCCGGCAGCTTCTCGATCGCCCCGAACCAGATGATTCAGACGACCTTTGACATGATCGGTCGCACGATGGCTCAGAGCGGATCCTCTTCCGGCGGCACTATCGTCGCGGACCCCGGTAACGCACCGTTTGACAGCTACAATGGTTCGATTTTCGAAGGCGGCGTGGCGTCTGGCGATGAGATCGCAACGGTAACGTCCATTGATTTCAGCGTGACGAACTCCTTCGCCCCGACTTTCGTTGTCGGTTCAGATATCGCACCGCAACTGGAATATGGTCGAGCGGTAATCGAAGGGACCATGACGGTCTATTACGAAGACGCCGCTCTGATCAACAAGTTCATCAACGAAACGGAAAGCTCGATCCAGGTCAGCGTGGCTGAACCCGGCGGTTCGAACCCTTACACGTTCCTGTTGCCGCGCGTCAAATACAACGGCGCCGAAGTACCTGTCGCAAACCCGCAATCGCGTACCGTGCAGCTACCGTTCGTGTCGCTGTACGACAGCACCGAAGGTACCAACTTGAAGATCACCCGTTCGACCTAATCCCGGCGCGCGCTGGGTTACGGAGGGTGGCGAGCGGTCGGGTCTCGCTGCCCTCCAACCTGACATTGACCCGACATCATGAGGAGAAACACCCGATGTCCCTTAAATCCGTTGGAACCGTAAAAGACACCACTTTTGTCGAACTGGTTCACCCCGTCACAGGCGACCCTTTGATGGTCGGTGACGAAGCGATGAAAATTGAGGTCTATGGCCCCTATTCGTCGCATTACAAGGCGATTTCGAACCAGCAGTCCAACATGCGCTTGCAGAAAGCGCAGCGTACCGGCGGTAAGACCACTCTCACGGCCGAACAGATCCAGTCGTCGCAACTGACCACGCTGGTGAAGTGCGTGAAAAGCTGGAATGTGGTCGTCGAAGAAGATTCGGAAAAACCTGAAGAATGCAACGAGGCGAATGTCCGTCGGGTCTTCGAGGAATATCCATGGGTTCGCGAGCAAGTCGAGGCCACTTTCGATGACACCCGGGCTTTTTTGGCCTAATTGTCGCCGACCTGGCCGACTACGCCGAACACACCTTCCGGCTAGATAAAACAGACGATAACGGGGTGAGTGCTCGCGCTCACCTCGAACAAGTCCAAGAGAGCACCGGTAAAGAACCGAAGGAATTGGTGAGCCCGCCGTTCCCCGATATCGCCTCTCATGTTTGGGAGAACTTCATCGATATCCACAGGGGGCGGAGGGTCAGCGGCATGGGTGCGTCAGGCATATCTTACGGTGACATACAAGACTGGTGCAATCTCCGTCGCGTTCGGTTATCCTCGTGGGAGATTGACACTATCCTCACCCTTAGCGGTGTGTGGACCAAGGTGATGAGCGAGGACAAAGATGGCTGATAATCTTCGTGAGGTTGGCATCGCATTCATCTCAGAAGGCGAGCGTGAACTTCTGGCCAACATCGCGAAGGTCGATCAGGCTGAACGATCCCTTGAGAAGACTTCCCGGTCTCTCGAGTCCGCGGTAAAACGTCAGGTGGCCTCTGAAAAAGAGGCCATCCGAGCCTATGCTGCTCTTGAACGTGCGGGGATGGAATACTCGCAGATCCAAAAGGCACTTGTGCAAGACGCCAAGATGCTCGACGCCGCCAATCAGCGCGCCGTCAATTCCACGCTTGGCGTCAACCGGGCCACCAAGTCGGCACGTGATAGCGCACGAGCTATGTCTGATGCACTCAAGCAGCAGGAAAAGGCGGAAAGGGCAGCTGTTGCCGAACTCCAACGTCACGAGCGAGAACTCGAACAGCTGGCCACGAAATACAAACCGCTGTATGCGGCGTCGAAGCAATACGAGCGCGCCCTGGCAGAAATCAATCGAGCGCATAAACTTGGTGTTCTCGGCGCCAAGCAACACGGTCTCGCCGTTGATCAACTACAGCAAGAATATCAGCAGTTTCAGAACGGAACGGCCGGTTGGGAAAACCAGTTCGTTCAGGGCGGGAAACGATCTGCTCGTGAGTTGAACCGTATGGGGATGTTCACACAGCAGTTGGGTTACCAAGCTGGTGACTTCTTCGTTCAGTGGCAAAGCGGTACGAATGTTCTCGTGGCATTCGGTCAGCAAGCGACTCAGCTTGTCGGTCTATTGGGGGTTTTGAACAAGAACCTGATCGGTGTCGGTGCTGTCCTTGGTATCGCGATCCCAATTGTAACAGCCATCGGTGCCGCATGGATGCGATCCAGCGAAAGTATGGATGAGGCCAGTGACAGTGCCAAAGACGCCGAAAGCGCCATTAAGTCTCTTGACGGAGCGTTGCAGGATTTCATCAGAACCCAACGTGCTACAGAACAGGGCATTTCTCTCGACGAACTGCTGAGCGTTGAAACCCTGGAAGGTGCCGAAAAAGCCCTCGACGATGCGAATAAGAAGCTGAAAGATTTTCAGGATCTGGTAACGTCTCCCGGTTACGGTGCGGGTGGCGGGATAGATATTGTCCAGCTTCTAGGGTTTGGTCCGGACAGCACCGTTGACGACGCTATCGCAGCAGTTGAGGCCGCTGAGGAGCGACTGGCCGCAGTGCGTCGCAAAACGTCTGCTGAGCGCATCAAGTTCGTGCGCGAAGAACGTGCCGAACTGGAAGCAAATCTTCGCCTTCAGCAGATCGAAATCCAGTACGGGTCAGATTCCGTTCAGTACATGCGTGAGCAAGTCGAACAAGAACGACGTATCCTGGTCGAGAAAATGGAGCAAGAGCGCGTCGGTAAAGAGACCCAAGCGTCGCTGCTGGAAATTTTCGATGCCACGAATCGCACTCGTATCGCAAATGAAGCTTACACTGCCGGTCTCGACGCCGTCAGGAATCTTTGGTCCGAAATAACGGACCGCATCAAAGACGGAACCGAGGAACTTCAAAAAGGTTACGCTGCCGCCGTCGGTCCGTCACAAACGTTGCGCCGCGAGACCGAAGCGTATGTCACCGAGATGGCAGAAGTTTTCAAGCAGGCTAAAAACCTGCGTGAAGAGCTCGGCGACGCCGCTTACGAGGCACTACGACTGGCCGATGTGGATATCACTTCTGGTGTCAGCGCGGCGGCTAAGGCTGCTGCACAACTTGCCGCCAATCTTGGTGTATCTCTTTCGGCTGCAATCAGCATCAAGAACCTGCAGGAATCCAAAACCTATTCCGGACGGGGCGGAGGGACGGAATATTACGGACAAACAGATTACACCAGTGATCTGAATTACGTTACGATTCAGGAGCAGATTGATAAATTCAACAAGGCATTGGAACGATCGGCGGGATCAACGAAGAAAGCCAAAAAAGAGGTCTCTGATCTTCAAAAGGCCATGGACGAGGCGTACGTTTCGGCCGAAGAGTTTGCTGAAATTTTGCAAATCGACATGATTGATGCGACTGGCGACGTAGCGGACGCCTGGGCGGACTTTGTTGCCAGCGGGTTTGACGACTTTAAGGGTTTCGCTGACAGTATCCTCGACACCTTCAAAAAGTTGATCGTTGATATGATCGCCATAGCCACGCGGAACCGTATTCTGATCGGACTCGGTCTGGCGCCCTCTGGTGCGATTGCTGGCGGCGGCGGTGTAGGGGCTCAGGTTGCAGGTGGTGGTGGTGGCGGGCTGTTTGGTGGCTTCGGTAGTGGGATCTCTGCGCTTCTCGGCACCGGCGGCGGTGGCCTTGCTGGTCTCGCAGGTAGCGGCGGCATCCTCGGCGGTGCAGGTGGCATTGCGTCTGGTCTGTCTGGTGTGTTCTCCGGCGGCGGTCTCGGGTCGAGCTTTGCGAACCTTGGCGGTCTGATTAGTGGTTCGTCGGGCGGCCTCGGAGCACTCGGTGCTGCGATCCCGGCAGCGGGCATCGTTCTCGGAGGACTCGCTCTTCTGTCGAAAGGTCTCAGCCGAAAATACGCCGGATCCGGTATCCGTGGTGAGTTTGGAACTGAAGGATTCACTGGATCGTCAATCGACTTCTACAAAGGCGGATTTCTTCGCTCTAATCGTACCGACTATAAGCCGCTTGACGCAGGTTTGGAGACAACCCTCGATCAGACTATCACGGGTACCGTCGACAATCTCAAAGAAATGGCTGACGTGCTCAACCTGAGTACAAATTCACTCGCCGATTTTAACGCCGAAGGATTCACGATCTGGACGAACGGGAAAACCCAAGAACAAATCATGGAGGAGCTTGAGAGCCAGATCCTCAAGACCAATGAGGGCATGGCTGACCTGATCCTCACAACGGACCGTTTCTCCAAAGCTGGTGAGACATCGCTTGAGACATTGACTCGCCTCAGTTCAAGTCTGACCGCGGCGAACAACATGTTCAACCTTTTGGGTACAACTCTCTATGCATCTTCACTGAGAGCGGGACAGATGGCATCTGACCTCGTGGATTTGTTCGGAGGTGCGGCTCAGTTTACGGCAGCAACAACAGCATATTGGCAATCGTTCTACACGGAGGAAGAGCGTGTCGCCGCGCTTACGCGAATTCTAACCGAAGAGTTCAACGAACTGGGAATATCCCTTCCGTCTTCGAGGGAAGGGTTCAAGGCACTGGTCGACAGTATTGATCTGACCACGTCGGCTGGGCGTGAAATGTATGCATCGCTCATCGGCTTGTCCTCCACATTAGATCAGGTTCTCCCGCAGTTCGGTGAACTTCGCGGTATCCTGGGTGATCTTGTCACCGACGCCACATCTTTGATCTCCGACCAGATAACTGCAGCAACCGAGGCTCAAAACGCAGCCGAAAATACTGCACGTCTTTGGTTCAGGGCATCCGATAATATTCGGGATTTTGTTTCGGATTTGCTCGGGACCGATCTCAGCGGTGCGTCACGGTCTCAATCATTCGGTGCGTCACGGTCTCGTTACGAATCCGCACTGATAGCCACTCGGGGTGGTGACGTTGAGGCGGCGCAAAGTTTGCCAGAACTCGCGAAAACATATCTTGAGATTGCCAGGTCCGGCGCCAGAACGGAACTTGAGTTCCGCAGGTTGGCTTCTCGGGTGCAAGGCGAACTGAATTTCGCAGCAGGTATTTCTGAACTGCAGGGTGCAAACCAAGAGGTTGTTGTCGAGCTCTATGAGCAGCAGATTGAAGTGCTAGGACAACTGAGGGATTATCTGAGCGCGGGTCTCCTGACGACGGATGAAATTAACAGCATGACCGGCGTCATCGACAGCCTTCAAGACGCTATCGAAAACGCAGAGGCGTTCTCATATGACGACCTCGTCGGGTCACTGGATGTGGCCGTATCGTTGTCGGATGATTCCCCACGCTGGTTGCGGCGACTGGTTCAAAGCGCTGATGAAGGACTGAGGACAACCCTCGACTTCATTATCCGACGTGACGATTTAACCCCTGCCGACAGATGGATCGCGACAACTGCGGTGTCAGAACACATTGCTGCGGTTGACTTCGTCCTACGTAACGATTTGGACCGCGAGACACGTACGCTTGCTTTGACCACAGCTGCTGACTTGAACCGCAATTTGATGTTGAACTTGACTCAAGACCTTGATCCCGAGACCCGGGCGATGGTTCTGACCCGTAATCAAAATCTCACGCGCCGCGTCAATGTGGTCCTTGCTGGTGACAGTGATGTTACAGTGAGACGCCTGAACCGTATTCAAAGTCTCATCGGGACCGAAGGCGATGGCAGGCTTACACTTGACGGCGGTGTGTCGTTTGACCCAGACGGCGTGTTCAGTTCTCTTACGGCTTCGGTGGAAAGCATTACCGACCCAATGACGGAATTGGTCGATAAGTTGAACCAGTTGACGTCAGCCATCGATGAACAGAATCAGAATTTCAGCACAGAGCAAACAATCCTTCGGAAGCAGATTCGCGGTGGAAATGTGATCGAAAGGGCTCAAAGTCGCGGCAGCGATATCGTCGATCGTTTTAATGAGCTTCGCAGTCAATTCGGTATCGGGTTGGTCGGGCAAAATGAATCCGTGTCAGTCGGGGATCGCGGGTATATCAACTCTTCGTTCGATTATTATTCAGGTGGGGATGTGGTTGGGTTCAAGGAAGCTTTGATCCGAGCATTCGGTACAGCAAATATTGGTGAGGTGTTCGGTCAAACGAACCAGATGACTCGAGATGCATATCAGACTGCTCGCGATCTTCGTCAACAGATCCGCGACCTCGGTGGTGTCCCGGCATTCGCCAACGGCGGCATTCACGGCGGCGGCATTCGTTTGGTCGGTGAACGAGGTCCGGAATTGGAAGTTACGGGACCGAGCCGGATCATCAGTAACGAATCGACAAGGCGCATCTTCGATGTGTCCGGGCTGATGCGAGAACTCCGCTCACTTCGTCGCGAAGTACAGGTCTTGCGGAAAAACAACGACAGTGCGAACATCAGTCTATACCGTGAGACCCGAAAGGGGACCAAACGACTAACCGAATGGGCAACTGTGCCCGGTAGCCTGCAAGTGACGACGACACCATGAAGGTAATTACACCAATCGCTATCACGAATAGTAATTTGACGGCGTCCAACGTCACTGAAGATGATTATCCGGAATGGGATTCTGGTACGACTTACGACGCCGAGGATACCGTCATTGTCATCGGGACAACTCACAAGGTGTACGAATCCGTACAGGGGAGTAATTTGAACAACGACCCCACGACGGATGACGGTACCTGGTGGCTCGAAGTGAGTGCGACAAACCGATGGAAGGCGTTTGATCAGAAGATTTCCGACCAGGTGTCAAACAGCGGAACGATAACATACTCGATTACCCCGAGCGGCCTAGTCACGGGCGTCGGTTTTCTAAATCTAAGCGCACCAGAAGTACGTGTGGAAATTTATGAAGCTGCATCACCCAATGATAAAATCTACGATTCCACTCAGACGCTTGTCGATACGTCTGAGATCGTGGATTGGTTCACGTATTTCACTACAGACTTGTCATCCAGCTTCGACACCGAGGCGCTGTTCATTGGTGTTCCCGGGTACGCCGGTCATCAGATCGACATTACTATCGGTGACGGTACCGGTACCCCACTTGTTGGTCAGATCGTAATAGGGGCGACAACCACGCTCGGTCTGACACAAGATGGGACGACAATTGGAATCGAGGACTTTTCGACAAAGGACCGTGACAGCTTCGGTAACGCAATTATTACGGAACGTGCATTTGCCGATGAAGCGTCCTTCAATGTGGCGATTAACACAGCTGACGCGCGTCGCGTAAAACGTGTTCTGTCGAATCTCAGAGCAACACCGGCTCTCTACTTTGCAGACGAAGACCTTATCAGTTATGGTATGACCATCTACGGGTTCTTCCAAGACTTCAGCATCCCTTTGTCATCGGGGAGTCTATCTTTCGCAACCATTGAAATCGAAGGTCTGGTATAATGGCAACTCTTTATTTTGGCGGTAACACTGACGGATCAATTCCGCCCGCACCGAGTACGTCAGATCCGGCGAACTTCGCATCTGAAGCAAGTGCTTTTCTTGCGTGGTTGGCAGGTGAAACGGCAGTAACAATCACTGATCAAGGTCAGGCACTTCTGGATGACACCGATGCTAGCGCGCAGAGGACCACACTCGGTCTCGGCAGTATCGCAACGCAGGCGGCGGACTCGGTAAACATTGACGGCGGCTCAATCGACGGCACCGCCATTGGCCAGAGCACTCCTGATGCGGCAGAGTTTACGGATCTGGCGACAGGCACAATCGCTGTAGGTAGAGTTACCCCTTTCAGTCCAGTAGACATCGAAAACGACGCCTTGATTAGTTCTGGTGACGTGGCTGATGACAGACGTGGGACCATCCACATGCAAAACGTCGGCGGAACACCCTCTGACGGCGCTATGGCCACTGGCATCTCATTTAGTGGCGTAAACACCAGACGCAGAAGGGCGCTTATTGCTAGCTATCAGGACGGCGTTGATGGCGATCCTACTGGTTTGAAGTTCTTCACCTACGGGAGTACAGCATCTGGTAGCGACCTAGTTTCTGAGCGCGTTACGATAGATAGCTCTGGGCGCGTTGGCTTCGGCAAAGTACCGGAGGTGCAGATTGACGTTACTTCCGGCGCTGCAACATCAAATCTGGCCCACTTTAATCACACGAGCGCATCTTATACTGGGGACCTGATAGCGGCGCGTATTGATCGGGCTGCCAGCACGTCTTACGAATTTTTTGTTGCGTACTCAAATATCGCTGTGTCGGCTGATAAAGAGTTCAGTTTTCGCGGGGATGGTAACGCCTTTGCTGACGGTTCGTTCACCGGCGGCGGCGCGGACTATGCGGAATACTTCGAATGGGCTCTGGCTCATCTGGATTGGCTCAAAGAGTGGAAACGTCAGCGTAAAACTGCTGCCGGTATCTCTGTCGTCCTCGACGCTGTTGCGGCCGAGGAGGTTCTTTCAAGCACAGAACTTCGAGCGAAGGTGGAGGCGCGGGTAGGCGGTGATCAGGCGGCAGTGGACGCCGTGTTGGCCCGCATCGCCACCGGCAAGGTCCATTCCTACCTCTATATGTTCTGCGACGAGAGCGGGAAAGCACGCCTGCCTGGGTTTAAGCTACGTCCGGCGACATGGCTGGATGATCCAGAAGACATTATCGGCGTCATCTCTGCCAATCCGTCAGTGGTGGGCGACGGCGACATGGACCGCTGGAAGGGCAAGTATATCCGCGATGCCTTCGGGGCCTACGTCATGGAGGATTACGAGGCGCTGATCTGGACCGAGGTCGTCACCGAAACCGAAACGGTTCAGGAGCCGGCGACCGAAACCCAGGAGCGCACCCGCGAGGTGATCGAGGTGGTGGACGGGCAGGCCGTGCGCAAGACTGTCACCGAGACGGTGCAGGTGCCGCTGTTCGATGAGCTGCCGCTGGTGGATGAAAACGGTAATCCGGTGATGCAGCAGGTGCAGTTCGGCATGACTGATCCGATGCTGGATGAGGACGGCAACGAGGTGGAGCCTGCGCAGCCGATTTATGTGAGCCAACAGGTGTTCCACCGAGAGCCGCGCATGGTCGAGGTGCATAAGGAAACCACTCGAGAAATCGAGCACAGCTATGCAGCCGACGAGGTGCCGGATGGTGTTGCGGTCCCGGCTGATGCCGAGCGTGTCACGCAGAAGCGCCGCAAGCTGAACCCGGATTATGACCCTTCACTGGAATATACGCCGCGCGCCGATCGGTCCGAGTGGGACACGGTGGGGCTCATGGGAAAGCTGCGCGTCCTCAAGGGCCAGCCCGTGGGTGCCCGATGGATCAAGATGCGTGATATCAGCGACGAGGTGGAAGAATGGTTGGTGAGGTAAGTATCGAAATCAATGGGGCGACCACCATGGCTGATCCACTCACTTCGGCTTCCCTGACTGTTTGGAATAGCGGAGGCGGTGATGTCTACCCGGAGCCATTCTGGGAGACTTGGCCGACGCCTGAGACTGCCTCTGACAGGTTGTCAAAATACGTAGGCGAATGTCTCGATTTCACGTCGCTTGCCATGAATATCGGGCACACAATTCCACCGCGCCAAGAAATCGACCGAGTTTTCGAGCTCAAAGGGGAGGGAGGGGTGACCTTCCATCACAGCAGCCGGAAGGTTTCCGACGAGGACGTGGCTGTGTATCTCGAATACCGAGAGGTTGGTTGAGTCTTTGACCAATATGGCTGATGATGTAATTTGATCCATACGTTCTAAAAGGGAACTGAGATATGACTGAGAAAGATCACATCGACGGTGCACAGACGGCGATAAAGTTGCTCAAGGACCACCTCCGAGCGATCCAGAAGATCAATCAGGCGGAGGGTCGTGTCATGGCTGCTAACGCTGCGATGAAAAGACACGGTCAGATCGAGGTGTTCCACGCCGAATGTCTCTCGGACCTGAAAGAACACTGGCCGGAAGGGTTGGCGGAAGACGTCTCGATCAAAGGTGGCGGGGGTCGGTAAAATGTGGGGTTTTGAACACACTGCAATGGCCGCGGTATTTGCGATGTTTTCCGCATTCCTGGTCTATCGACGGAACTATTTGTGGCTCGGGGCGACGGTACTCTCCCAAGTCCCATTCTGGTGTGGTTTCGGCGCGTATATGGTGTCCGGTGACCCGTCACCTGTTGACATGAACCTTGCCGTGAATCTTATCGCCGCTGGGGTCTTTGTTGAGTGGGGGCACAAACTGCAGGGGAGGAATAGCGGCGGGGTTGTCCACATTTGGCTTGGAAAGCTGTTCATTTTTGCCGGTGTGCTTGATATACTCCAAGTTGTATTCGAGTACCCGGGTTATATTCTTTCGCAGGAGCTCGTTCACTACAGTGCATTCATCCTGATAGGCGGGCGTGCGTATGTTCGAAAGTTCGATGGCAGTCATAGGCGTGATCGTGATTCACTTCGTTCTTCGACGGGTGGTGGACTGGTATGAGTGCCGAGAGAACAGTGATCACAGCAGTCGGAGCAAACGCGGCGGCTCAAGGCGGGACTAGCGCAGCTGCACCCGTCGTGCCGTTTCTGGATGTGACCCTGTGGACGTGGACCATCAACGGTTCAGTCGCAGCCATCACGCCTCAAGCCGTCATTGTCATCACCACGGGTGTTCTGTCAGCAATGGCTCTGGCTCGATCCGTGTGGAAAGGGGGAGGCAAGGCATGAGTTATGCACCGAACAGTGCAGTGACATATATCGTGATTCACTACAGTGCGACGCCTGTCGAAGTGGATTTCACAGCTGCTGACATCGACGTTATGCACAGGGAGCGAGGTTTCCGTGAGATCGGCTACCACTGGTTTATCCGGAAGGACGGATCCATCGAGGTAGGTCGTGATCTGTCGAAGCCTGGCCGGTTCGAAATCGGCGCCCATAGCAAGGGTGAAAATGATCAGAGCATCGGGATCTGCTTTGAGGGTGGCGTGACACGCGCAGATCCGAACACCGGCTTCGACAGCCGCACACCGGCGCAAAAGCGGGCGATGATCGACCTTATCCGGAAGATGCAAGCCAGGTTCCCCGGGGCTGTTGTACGCGGGCATCGTGACATGCCCGGGGCGGCCACACAGTGCCCTGGCTTCGATGCGACCGCGTGGTGGGATGAGGTCCAGCGTAAGGCACACAAGCCGAACCTTTTAGCCGCCATCATCAACGCAATTCTCAGCCTATTCGGAAAGGGACGGACATGAAGGGTCATAGAACAATCATCTGGAACGCAGCGAATGCTGTTGTCGTTGCAATGCAAGCAGCCGATGCATCCTACAAGATCCCTGACGAGTGGATACCGTACTGGCTAGGCGCATACGTTGTTGGTAACATCGTTCTTCGCCTTGTCACCACTACGCCTGTGGGCCACAAGGCATGATCGGCGCGTTGCTTGGCGACCTTGTTCCGTGGATTATCGGAGCGATGGTAGCACTTGCTGGAGTGTGGGGATACGGGCGTTCTCAGAAAACACAAGGCCGCAAGGATGCCGAAGTAAAGGGCCTGAAAGATAGCAACGAAAGACAAGAAAGGGGCCGTGATGCGGTGCATGACCTTCGCGATGCTGGCCGTGATGATCTTAACGACAGCCTGCGACAAAACGACGACAAGTGGTGACGCTGGCTGTAGGGGGTACGGAGAAGCGCGGGCAGTCATGCCAACTGACACAAGTAGTCTTACTGACGATTGGCTTCGGTGGATTGCCCGCGATCTCGACGCACGGATGACGTCTATTTGTCGCTAACCCTATCATAAACGTACGGCTGGCATCTGAGCGCATGATGGTTGTTGATCCTCCCTGTTGATCAAACTCAGGCCCGCTTCGGCGGGTCTTTCTTCTTTAACGCGTTTGCTATCATTTCAGCCCACGTGTCACCGGGCTGTTTCGAAAGCTCATCGAAAGACGCATCGTCAAGCTGACAAAGCATTTCCCCTATATTCCCGATTCTTCCGATCATCTTGATCGTACTCTCGCGTGATCTTCCTCCGCTGAGATATCCACACCTGATGTCGTGACCAGCGTTGCGCATCCTATGGGCAACCTCGTAGATCACTTTGCGTGGCTTACCGGTTTCGCGTTCGACTTCGTCATAACTCATCCCGGAAAGGAGTGCTCTCCTGACGTCTACGTGTACGCCTTCAGTGGGGCGCGGCTTCGGATCGAATTCCACCCCTTCGTCGCGCAACTGTTCTGCGACTCTGTACATGATCCGCCGATTGAACCCTTTGTCTTTGAGTTCCTTGTATGTCGCCCCGGAGGTGAGACAAGATCGTATTTGTTTGGCCTCTTCTGCGTTAGTCATACTCATGTCGGATCCTATTGATTCTGGTTAGAAGAAATGGTAGCAATGTGCAAACAGGAGTTCAACATGTCACTGCAAGAACGCATTCGGAATGCTCTCAAGCGCAAGCCTTATTGGAGTTCCGCCAGGGTGGCCGAATATATCGGATCGACACCGAAAGCTGTATCCGTGACGGCCAGTCGTCACGGTATCAAGTTCATGACCCGGCGAGAGGTAGAGGACTATTTTGACGGGAAGCCGGTAAAAGCCTCTGGCATGCGGAAGAATAATATTCCTGGTCCGACTCAAAGCCAATGAACTGACAGTTGTGAAGCGCGGCGGCAACGCCGGTACTTCCGGTCCCCATGAACGGATCCAAAACAATCTGAAACGGAAGTGCCGAGGCTCGCACGTATGCGGAAATCAGATCGACCGGTTTCTCCGTAGGGTGGGTTCTCTCGGCGCCTGTGACGGACTTGACGCGACGGACAGTCTGTTCCCCGGGCGTGTAGATTGCTCGCGCCGGACCTTTTCTCAGGAACAGAATATATTCCCCGTTTTTCATGAACCATCGGTTCGGATTGGTGTTCGTCTTGTGCCAGACCAGCAGATTGTGGACTTTGAACCCAACGCCAGTGAGAACTTCCTGAAACCGCCACAGGTTCATGAGATTGCACATCACATAGCAGTGCCCCGGGGACTGCAAGACACGGTAGAGCTCGGCCGCGTAATCGGTGATGTCGATGTCGTTATGCGCAAAATACTTCCCGTCGTTCTTGGCAAGCATTCCCTGCGGTGACCCATCACCTACGCTACCGGATCCACCATTGATGCCACGATACGGCGGGTCCGTGAAGATCATGCCGACGCTTTCATCTTCCAGGCTGGCAAGACCTTCACGCGCATCGCAGTTTCGGATGTCGATCATCAGCGAACCTCGCGATAGAACAGGTGTTTCCCGCTCCGACCGAGCGGTGTGAACTTTTCGGCCCAATACGGTGTTACGGAAACCGCATGGTAGTGTGTGGCGCCGATGATCGGCGACACCCCTTCAGGGTCAGCGAGAACTTGTCGTGCGACCGATACGGCGCGATCCCAAGCCGCGACATCACGCGCCGGTCGAAAACCGTCATTGAATGCGCTGAACTGGCGCGGCTGCGTGACCACGGAGCAGATACCATCTGGGTACAGATCAGACCGTACCCGTTCGACCACTACGGCGGCCACAGCGGCTTGTGCGTCGAGCGGTTCCGATCGAGCTTCGAAGTAAACCGCGGCGGCTAGACAGAAGACCTCAAACATCCTTTTCGATCTCGTCAAGCAACTGCAGTACGCGGCGGGCCCGACGAACCTCGGAACTGTGGGATACTTGCATTGATCGAAGCATTTCCGCCATCTCTGCCTTGGCCCGTGCCAGCAGTGCCTCTTGGTCTGAACTCAATTTACCCATGATGTCAGTTTCTCCGCTTCCTTGATGTAATAGAGCCAGTTCAAGTCATGCCAGTTGAAATCCGACACATCATTGCAAGACTTGCACAACCATCCTTTTTCGATCCCCTGCGGACGCTCCACCCCCGGGTTCTTTTTGAGTGGTGGCATGATCTTAGTGAGTGAAGCGCCCGCCGTCGAAACGTAATACCGTCCGGTGTTCTGGATTCGCTGTTCGCGCCCATCAGGATACCGTTCCTCAACCCTCATTGACTTCGAGACCTTCATCATCTTCATGAAGTCAAATGGATCCCGGTGGTTCATGATGAACTCAGCAATCGGTGTACCGTGAACCAGTCGTGCCTCTGCGGCCATGGTGACCACGCGCATCGAATGGTCCTTGTGCCACAGCAGTTCCCTTGTTCCTGGGTTCTCTGTCGGCATCTCATAGGCGTATGCCCCGATCCGCTTCACGGAGCCATCTTTATGCTTGACGGCCATGTATGAGTTCACATCGCGCAAGTGCATCGCCGAGTATCGAACGCTTTCCAGTTCGAGGCCGGTGTGGTTCTCCCAATGCTTGCAAACCGCGTTCATCCACTCCACAGAACCCTTGCGTACCTTCACGGTGATGCCGTCAGTGTTTGCCTGGATCATCTGAACGTTGCCGTTCGGTACGACACGTCCGTCTGGCATGTACGTCTGCGTCAACCATTCGGACAGCATGCACAACATCAGCTGACCGTTAATTGTGATCGACATGGTGTACTGCGGATCATAGAACGGACTGTATTTGTTGTTCGAATCACCATAGACGCCGTTCAGTGCCAACTTGAACAGACCGTTTTCCACAGGGTGCGTCTTCTTGGGATACTCCGACCGCATCTGGTAGACCATCTCATAGATTTCGCAAAATTTCTCGCTGAGGTGAGCAGGGTACAAACGGTTCGAGATTGCCAGGTTCGGGTAATAGGACGCGACGTCCCAGTCCCATATTTCCCATTTGTCATCCTCGTAAACTGACGTCGTATGTAATGACCCGTGAATCCCACCGGTCCCGAAGTCAAAAGCAAACCCGTCCATTACGGCCGAGACTTTACCTTTCCCCGTCGACGATGAAAGACGCTTTCCGCCACGTTCGGCAACTTCAGCTTTCTGCTCCTTGGTCAACGTATCGCTGATAGAGGTGGATCCATCCGGCCATACGACAGTGTCGAATTTCGAGAAGAATCCCTTCGTTTGAGCCGACGCCTCGCCTCCATCTTCGGTGCTCACCTCGTCTGATGTCAGAATTTGGCCACGGAAGAAGTCGAGCGTGTACCGCATATTCGGATGCCGCAATTCGACTTTAGGGCTGATGATCTCAGCCAGTCGAATCGTCGGACGCTTGGTTTGCCGTGGTTTACGTCGACCGCCGTCGCGTGCGTAGCAGATCCCGGGGCTTGCCTTTTCCAGTTCAAGCTCGAAGAACTTTTTACCGATCTTCGTGTCATTGAAATTCAGGACGTCGCCGAGGTCAGGGTACTTCTCCGCCAGCTGATCCCTTGTGGCGATCTGCGACGCGGAGAAATGATAGAACTTGATCGTCTCTGAAACGTCATGTCCCATGTACTGCAAGAGTTCGTCGATCTGTTCGTCCGTCAAATCCGCATGCGGACTGTACGGTAGATCCACGACGGTGCGGGATCGCATGGAAACTTCCAGCTGCTTCAGACTTGTCCGCTTCGCCTTGTTATCGAAGTGATGGATTTTGTAGAGGTCACCTTGGATAAACAGGCGATTATCGGGCCAGATTTTCGGGCGGAACCGCGGTTCCTCATAGGTGTCAATGAACGTGTAAAGCTGTGCTCCGAATTGACCATACCCGGCTTGCTCCATGATGCCAGGGATTTGCTTTTTATCCTGATCGAGCAAATAAATTGCGGCGTCGTGCGCCGACCAAAGGTCATAACCACATTGCTTGACGAGGAAGTGGGCGACGGCGTGCGCTTTTGGTTTGATGATCTCTTGCGCCTTGTCGTAAGCCGCAAGCGGCGTGAATGTGCCGTATTTCTGGAACTCTTCGTACAGGTGGTGAATAACGACGTAATCGAACTCTTCGTTGTTATAGCCAAACGTGCGCGCCCTCGATTCCTTCAGGAACCCGATGAACTGAATGAACGCAATGGTGTCGTTACGGCGCCGGGAAACCTCAAACACGTACCGCTGACCGGTCGCGATATGCTGGAACTCTGCCATGAAAACGTGCTTATAGGTTTCGATATCATAGCCGTAGTCGGATTGCGGTATCACGTGTTCAGTCATCAGACTTCCTCTCCAAGCGCCTTGAGTCGCGCACGCAATTGCAGGTTCTCCCTGTGGATTTCTGATGCTCTGTTGGAGCACTGTGCCAAGGCCGTAGCGAGGCTCTTGATATCGTTCCCTTCCTTGTGATTTCCGGCGGCGATCAGACGCTCTGCGACGAGCCGACCTGCTTTAATTTTCCGATCGGTGGCTACTGACATTTCTTCCCCCGTTGCGTGCGAGGGGCGCCGAAGCGCCCCTTCTAGTTACTGCTGCGGCTGGCCGAGAATACCCGGGTGTGGCGGGATACCTGCGTCAGCAGGGGATCCAGTCCCCATAGGTGCGCCATTCGTACCATACTGTTGCGCACCAGCTTGCGTAGGGTCGTATCCACCTTGAGCAGCGGGCGGCATCTGCCCCTGAGCAGCGGGCGGCATCTGCCCCTGAGCAGCGGGCGGCATCTGCCCCTGAGCAGCGGGCGGCATCTGCCCCTGAGCAGCGGGCGGCATCTGCCCCTGAGCAG